CTGCGCCTTCCGTTCGGTCTCAAAGAGCATCTTCTGTCTGCCGCAGTCGGGGCAGAATATTCTATGAGTAGGTTTCATGATTCGTTCAATTCGTGGTCTATCTCATTCCGTCAATAAATTCGTTGAGAGCGTTGGTTGCATCCTTGTCGCCCTTGTCCTCCGGCTTCGCTGCCGCCTTCGCCGCCGTGCCGCCAAGAGCCTTCGCGTAGGAGAGGCACAGCATCTCCTGCTGATAGAGCAGACCGCAGAGGGGGTGCTGCTTGCGGATGGTCTGCCCCATGCTGCCGTTCTCGTATATCACCGCGCCCTCCTTGATAATCGTCTCGCGGTAGGTGTCGCGTATCTCCAGCGCGTTTGCATAGTTGCGGATGGTCAGGTTCAAGTGGTCGGGCACCTTGCCGCCATGATCCGCCCTGACCTGTGCGCGGATGTCCTTCAGATATGTTGCTGCTTTTGCCATGTTTATTTACGTTGTTTGAATAAGTCCTTATAATGTTTCAACTCCTGTTCGAGTTCGTAGGGGTGGCGACGTTCGCGCCAAGCCTCCATCGTGATGGGGTACTTGCGGCCAGGCAGCGACATCCACTTCTCCCACTGGTCGTCGCAGGGGCGGTGCAATAGTCGCTTCTGCTTTCGGTAGGCCGACGCGCTGCGCTCCACACCCTTCGATGTGAGCGGCGGGAAGCCTTCGTGAGTGAACACGCCCAGACAGCAGTACGCCTGCCGTTGGCCCTTGGTCAGTTCCGACTGCGGACGCTTGCCCAGCAGCGGACAGCGTGAGCACCGGTCGGGCTGCTCCGGTGGCAGCTGGATAGGTGTAAAAATCGCTTTTGGCATTTTATCTGTTATTATTTTGCGTTCAGAGTATATTGCGCATTTCGGCTACCTTGCGCCGTTAAGTTAAGATGCGGAAAAAAGCACCCTCCCCGAAATGTGCTATGTGGACGCAAGGTTGGGCAAGTGGATTTCGGAATCGAGAGGGGGTCAATAAAAATCAACCGCCCCCGGTGTCGTCGGTCGGCGGTTCGTAGTTCGGGTCGTTCATCTCCATGAACCTTCGACGGGCTCGCTCCTTGTTCTCCTTCACCTTCTCCTTGGTGTGCGTTCGCATCTCCTGATGCACCTTGATGTGGCAGGCGACGCACAACAGCTGGCAGTTGGCGGGATTGTAACACCTTGCACGCATGCCGTCTGGTCCTTCTACCGTCTTGGCTTGCTCGACAGGTCGGATGTGATGCACGTCCACACCAGCGGTGATGAAGCCATCAGCCTTGCACAACTCGCACAAGCCGTTGGCACGTCGGAACACCTCGGCTCGCAACAGCTTCCACCGCTTGTCGTTCAATAGTCGCTGGTATCGTGGGTCTCTGCTCATACGCTTACCATTCTACACCGATAGGTCGCCACTCCAACGATTCCAGATAGGCTATCGTTGCGGGGTCGGCCTTTGGTTTTGGTTTGGGCTGCTCACGGTGTGGCAGTCGGTATTGACTTTCTTCAATCATAGTTACTTTCCAATTACTATCCGATTACTCTCCAATTGGTGGTTCCTCAGTCTGTCGGTGCTCACCCTCCCAGTCCTGCGCCTCCATGTCAGCCACCTCGCGGTCGTAGTCATCAAAGACTATGTGCGTCTGGATGTCGTCGGGCGTGAGGTGTTTCTTCCTGCGGGTGCGCTTACCATATTCTATCACGGTGCCATAGTCTGAGTGGTTGCCCTCCTGTGGACCTTCGTTGCGGATATCGGCTTCGCTCTTGGTCAGTCGGTAGGCATCGCATAGCGTGAACAACGTTTCGCGGAAACTTTCGGTGCCAAGGTCGTTGCCTATGTCGCGGAGTTCCTGATAGAGTCCATTCATTGCCACTTCCACCACGCGTTCCAGTATGTCGTCCACACAAGTGGTCTGATGCGCTTCGCTGATGAATGGGCGGTCTATCATGATCAAGCCGAACCCATTGTGGGCTGGCTGCTGAAGTATGAGTACCATCTGGGCTATCTCGTTCTGAGCGGTGGGGCTGGCGAAGTTGAAAGCCTGACACCATGCCGCATCCACCTTCAGTGTGTCAACCAATAGTCGCATTTCGGGGGTCACGGGGCCGCTGTTCTTCGCTGCGCTGATGAAGGCATTCACCAGTAGTTGCAACAGCTCATACACCTCCATGCCGCGCATCTTGGCGAGTATGGCCAGCAGGTCGGCCACCCATATCGGCACCTTAGTTGCGATGGATATGTAACCTTCGTCGGTTTTTTGTTTTGTCATATTGTTAGTCGGTTTGGTCGTTCAATAAAGGTTCAAGTATGGGGTATTCATGGACGGCTTCCTCGGCAGTCATGGTGTCGGGGTAGTGCCGTTGGTACCATTTTGTTGAGCGGGCGTTGCGCATTGCCATTCGCCATTGGTGAATCCTCGGGTTGGCTAATTCTTCTTCATCCAGGAATGGTTGGTCGCCATACCAGTGGAGTGAGGTTTCTGGGGTTGGTGTTTCTTTTTCTTTTTCCTTTCGCGGTCCTTCGCCCGTCCGCATCATTCGGATGGCGATGTCGGCAATGTCGGCCTTGTCACCGTCTTCCTCATGCCAACAGGTATCGAAGAATTGGGTGTATAGCCGGCATTTATCGTAACCGAGTTTGTCGCAAACCTCCTGCCAATCGTCGCGCCCGTCCTTGTCGGGCCACAGCCAGATGGTTCGGCCTTGGTCGATGAGCGGCTGAAGACTTTCGAGTTGCAAGAACTTCAGACCTCCGCACGCCAGCCATAACTGCTGGTCGGGGTTGCCGTAATAGTTTGCCATCACCAGTGCAGTCTTCTCGCTCTCCACGATGTTGATACTTGCATCGGGATATCGGTTCAGCAGGTGGCATCCGAATAGTGGCTTCAGGATGGTGTGCTTGTCGGGTTCCAACTGTTGTCGGCACCCGTCTTGGTTGTATATCCATCCGGGGTGAGCTTCCTTGTCGCGGTGGCCATACTTGGGGTGGTTCATGGGATAGAACTTCATCAGCTTGGCTGCGCGAGGTATGCCCTGATGATCTATCTGCCAGAACACCACGCGTCCGTCTCGCCAACCGCCCACGCAGTACATCCACAATGTCTGTTGCAACCGCGCCCGCTGTTCATCGTCCCACGGCAGGTGCATCAGCCAATAGATGAATATATTTTTATCGCCTCCCAGCTCCATCGTCCGCTTGACGTATGCCCTCGGTATCTCCAAGGGCGGTGGAGGTGGAGGTGTCGGTCGTGGTGGGGGTGGGGTGTAGTTCAGCGGTATGTCATCCACCGGCTCGTTGTACTTCTTACCCAGCCAACGGATGGCGTCTGGGAATGACAGCCTCTCATGATTCATCAAGAACTGAACGGGACCGCCCTTTGCATCGCAGACGAAGCAGCGGTAGGTGTTGCCGTGCCGCGCTTCTGGGATGGTCGAAGGCCTCACGATGAAGTTGCCGTCGTGCTTATCGTCGTGGAATGGGCAAAGTCCTGTGAGGTTCACGCCAGCCTTTCGGAGCGTGACGAAATCGCCTACCACATCCTCAATGCGTGCGAGGTCAATCACTCTCTTAACTACTTCGTCAGGTATCTTTGGCATAGGTCGTTTTTTTAATTCAACGGGTTGAATTGGAAGATTCAACCTGTTGAGTTGGAAAAGTCAAGCGGTTGAATTTCTGGAGTCGATTATCTGTAAAACCATAGAACGCGCACATGCGCGTCGCCCGTATGTCCGTGTACCATCCACCCTCCACATTCACCCCCATAGGGGGTGATGTGGGGGTGGGGGTAAAGCGGGCTAACGGTTAGTAGGGTGCTTCTTCGTTACTTGGAGCATCGAACGGCATCTGCTGTTGTTCATCGTTTGGGGCTTGCTTGTTCAGCCCATTGTAGTGGTACTTTCGATTGTCGGTCTTGTAAATTATTCCACTCTCCATTGCAATATCGAACAGTCTGCCTATCTTTCGGTTGCTCGTGATGCCCTTTGTGCGAATGAATCGCTCGAGGTCGGTGTAGGTGGTACCGGCTGATGTCCAGTTATACAGTTTAAAGATGTCATCCGCCTCGATGCGTTCCTGTTGTACCTTCGAGTCTTGCAAATCAACATTGCTTGCCACGGCTCGCATCTGAGGAACGCCGAGGGCTCCGGCGGCTTCAGTCACCACGAACTCCCAGTCTTCCATGTCCTTACCACGGGCATCGTCCTGCTTCACGGTGAAATATACGGTGCCGTCCTTCTCCTTGTGCTTGATACATACCAGCGTGTCGGTGATCTTGTTGCCAAGCTCAGTGCCAAGGTGTCCGCGCATCTTGCTCTCGTCGTCATTCTTCGGGCGAGGGTTCATGTGCAATGTGTTCCAAATACATATCTGTCGCTGCTCTGCGAATGCCATGAGGTCGGTGACCAATGCGCTGCTGGCTTCGTTGTCGTTGAAGTCGCTGATGATGTCGCGGATACCGTCGATGAATACAGCGTCAGGGTTTAGCACCTCAATGGCTTGCCGTATGAGGCGGTATCGCTTCTCGTAGGCGCGTTCTTTGATGTTTCCCTTGTCATCCTTCACATCGGTGACAGAACGCAGCCACAGGACGTGAAAACGCTCGCAGGGAATATCAAGCGGCCAACCGCACAACCAATGCACTCGCCTGAGCACCTTTGCGCTGTTCAGTTTCTCCATCTCGGTATCGACATAGAGAACGGTCGGCAGGTGTCCGAGGTATTCAATGGTGCGGTCGGGAACTCGCAATCCTGGAAGACACTGCGTTGTGCGTGTCCGTTCAATGCCGGTACCTAAGACGGCAGCCATCAGCTGAGCCAACAGGAATGTCTTGCCGTTCTTCTTCTGACCGCTTAGTGCCTGAATACCTCCAAGGGTTGAGAACGGCACGCCGTTGTACTCCAACAGGTAGTAAGGCTCTGGGTAGTTCTGCGTGGCATCCAGCAGGTACGGCTCAATCTCTTGTCTTCGTTGCAGTATCGCTACCTCATCACCTGGCAGTGGTATCTTGTTTTCTTCGTTCATAGTTCATTCTCTAATTCTTTCAGTGTTTCAGCCCTCACCTCGGCAATCTCGCGCTGCACCTTCTTCACGAAGCCCTTAGTTGCGAATATCTCCTCATAGTCGTCAACGGCTCCTGATGCCGAAGAGTATAGCAAATTGGGATCGAGCCACGCCTCCATTAATTGCTCCAATCCAAACTCGATGTTGCGCTCTTCGGTACTGTCAAGTTGGAAGTCGTTTGTTTCGGGTGCCAATAACATCATGGCTCTCATCCAGTCCTTTGAGACGGTCTTCAACGAGAATTGACCGAATATACCGTCAAGCAGTTGGCGGTGAAGGTTCATTCCTGTTTCGCATTCCTTCATGGCACTCTCGTACATCGCCAGCGACAGGTCGATTGCGGCCTGTGCTGTCATTACCCATGCCACATGCTCCGCATCCTTCACGTCGTGCTTAATGAGGCTCACGCGATACTTATTCCATAGTGAAGTGATATGCGGCCGAGTCTTGGCGTATGCCACACCACCGACGCCTTTCCAGAATTCGTAATATTGCGCGTCGCTGATGTCACCATACTTACGCCTCACGTCTTCGGTCATATCAGCCACATGAAACATTCGGTTTTTCTCGGTTGTAAGCAGTTGCCGTTCGTAGTCCTTGAAATCATTCACAGCCTTCTTGAAGTACCAGCCCACCATGTGACCGCCCTTCAGACTCCTGCGAAATGCCTTGCAACGCTTGGCATGGTCGTAACCGTCCATCATTGCCAGCCATGCGGCATTATTGCCAACACCACAAACAAGTTTAAAGATTGCAGCGGCATTACTGACCGCCTTCACTATCTCTTCGTACATCATATCCTTAATTAGAAGTGGTGACCTCAATGGGCCACCACTCGCAAAAATATTCGTCAGAATGGTAGGTCATCTTCATCACCTCCTCCCTGTGGCTGTGGTTGTGGTTGGAATGCCGGCTGTTGTGCTTGCTGCTGTGCTACAGCAACCCGTTGCGCCAACACCTCAAACTTATACATCCTTACCTCGTTGATGGTTGCCTTGGTTCCGTCTTGACGGTCGAACGTCCGCACCGAATGACTGAATCCGCACTTGCACTTCAGTTCTCCAAGTAGCACGCACTCACCATTCTCCACGACTACCTTGCCGTCGGCACCTTTCTTCAGGTACTTGCCAATTTGCGCCATCACGTTGGTGTCGAACGTCTCCAGCAGTACCTTGTCGCTCCAACGTTGTTCACCGTTCTCAAAATACTCAAACACGAATGGCAATTTCTTCCATTCGCCTCTCTGACTGGTGCCACTACTTACGGGCAGCACTCTTTGAATTCTACCTTCAAATTCCATACTATATAATATTTTGTTGTTCTTGTCCAACCAAATCTGGTCTGCTTGTTAATGTCTTTATCCTGTCAGCTTCTTCGCTTATCCACCAGTGGGCACAGCAATATGACTTTTTCACGATCTTGCTTTTTGCAGGGTTGCGCGTACACGTCCTTCTGGGACCTTCCGCGTCATAAGGCAACTTATACTTGCACGAAGCACAACACTTCTTAATCAGCGTCCCCTTCGAGTTGCGCACGAACTCATAGAACTCCCCGCCGCAATCCTTAATTATTACATCATTACTCATAATTCCAAATTTTTAATTTCCACCGTAGGTTGCGATTTCGTCGCAACCCTCCATTATCACGCCATCAGCACCGACCCTCTCAAACACAACGGCCAATCGTTATATCCATCTGTCACCAACACGTCGGGGATGCTTTCATAATTGTAAATATCACATGACACAGGCAATCTGCTCATGTTCTCACAATATCCAACTGGCAAACCACGGCAGTCTTGTGGATGCTCGAGATATTCGCCAGGCTCAATGTGATAGACATATCTGTCACCATTAATAATCCTATCAATGTAATCGGCACTCAGCTTCTCACAATGTTTGGCAGCTCGCCGCATCCGTTCCACCCATTCAGGCGTAAAAGGACAATGCCACACGCCGTTTCCTGGAGTACCCTTGCTGTAAATCATGACAGCGTACCGCCAATCATACAGGCTAACACCAATGCAGCAGGAGCCGCAATCACCCAAACCCATGCGGGTAAATCCTCAAACGACTTGTTCTCGTTCGTCAGAATCTCAATCAGTTCTTTCATAATCGTATATTTTTAGTTGTTAATAATATGTGGTCATGGGCGGGCTCGAACCGCCGACCGTTTCTCTCCCCCAGGAACTTCAAACCTGGCTGCTCTGCCAACTGAGCTACACAACCAAGTGCCCAGCGGTTACCCGCTGGGATGATGTTATATTATACACCGGCCTCCCTCCGCCACCCAGGGAGCCACTACCGCGATGTCTGCCGGTGTGATTATTCATTATTAATTCAAATTCTATGTCACGATTACTCGTAACCATTCAGCACTTATTGACTCTCTCCTCGCACCCACTCAGCCTTACACTACTACCTATCTGCTTCTCCGTAGGTTGCGGTTTTGCCGCAACAAATCGCCCAACTCGTGAGCCATACAGATTCGGAAATTACCTTGTCGCCTTGGTTGTACTCACGGAAAAACCGTCTCTTTCCACTCCTCAGCTTGTCGGTCTCTTTCGCTGCTGCCTATTTGCAGGATTCATCATGTCAATAGTTTGCCTACTTGCCGGGATTGCTCGCTGCACGTCCCTCGGCGTTTGTAGCAGTGACGGGACTCGAACCCGTGCTCATGGTCGCGTTAGCTGCTGGTTGCTCCATTTACCAGTCTTTCACTGCCAGAGTGCATCGCGGTTCCGCCGCGAGTAAATCATATCATCCCCTTCTCCACTATCCTCTGAATCTCATGCAACGGATACCCCCACTGCGTATGCGCTGGTTTCCCATCATCACCCACGAACTCTATCCTACGTCGTGGCAGTCTCCATCCGTTCCTCTTGATCCAATCGGGCGAGAACATTCCAAACTTGGCGCACAGGTCCTTGCTGTTCAGATACACCTCGCTGTCGCGCACCTCGCCGACAGCCAAAGCATCCTTCACCGATTCCTTAACAATATCAGGAACCAATGCCTTCAGTACCTTACGCACCATTGTTGTCATGATTTTCTCGTCCATCTCAAAATCTTAATGTTTCTTAATGTTTAGTACAACTTGGCAGAAAAAGCCGTATATTTGCAATTCGACACGTCCCAAAGTGTTCGCAAATTGGCGGTTATCCGCTTTCGCTAAGACGGCCTCCCGTCTGACGGCTATTTTCTTGCCTCGTTGTTTTCGAGTGCAAATATAAAAATAAAAGCCGTAACTTGGTATAATTGTGGTATAATTTTAAGAAAGATTAATAATTGGAGTATAATATGGGTAAAATCGTAGACGATGAAACAAGACGGCTGAAGAATGATAATTTCATCAAAGCGTTCGATTATATTGCATCTGTCAAAGAGCTAAATCAAAAAGCATTGGCAGATATAATCGGAAGCAAATCTTCCTACATTTCTATATATAGAAAATATGTTAAGCCAGTCCCAAAAGAAACGGCTGATGCACTTGTTCGTTATTCTATAACAATAGGACATCAGATATATTCCGAGTTCCTCGCTGGCAATAGTGACATCATGCTCTTTGCAAATGTCACCGATGAAGATATGATGGACGCTGAAGCCAGAAAGGACCCTGACTATGCCGCGCTAAAACGTCGTGAACAACAAATCCAACAGCAGGTGCTCGGTCATGTAGTCACTCATACTTCATCCGAAGGCTATGCCGCTGATGACCCGCGCCCCAATCTTCCGACATGGGCTGACACTCTTCTCGAGATTCTATCGAAACAAATAGCAGAGAATGAAGCACTCCATGCCCAGCTCCGCCAATCCATCGACGAAATAAACGAAATAAAAACCCAACTCTCAAAAATTCTTCCCAAATGATAGCATTATTTTTTCTCTTTTGTCTTGTGTTCACAATATGGTGTTTTTGGTATTTCGGCTCTCCCAGTCAACCATCATCCACCCCTCCCATAGTGCCCGTCGGTTCCCCCGACGGTGAAAACGCCCCCATCCAGGAACTCCAATACTTTTGCATTAAAGACAAAGGCTACCACGTCAGTGTGTGGCCCAAGAACCAGCCCACCGGCGGATATATAGAATTTAGCATTGCAGGCATATCGTACCGTGGAGACTTAAGTCCATACCTCGGAGAATTCGTCGCCATCTTAGACCCTGAACCATCCAACCCCTACGATGCCAATGCTATCAAGATACTTGCCCCCGACGGCCATCACGTCGGATATGTCCCCCGTGACTTCACTGATGCTGTCCGTGACGTCACTAATCTACCATGCTCCTGTTACGCCTATATAGGTGAAAACGGTGGCACTTATTTCTCAGACTGTTATATAAAAATATAGCCAAATCTTTCCCCACTGGTAATGCCCGACATTCACAAACCCCCATAAACACTAAAAGCCCCACTAATCACCTACCAATCCCGCGGGAGTCACTTCGCAAAAAGTGGGGATTGAGGTATGGATGCCACAATCCCCACTGTTTATTAGGGATGCGGAGATTTTGCCGAAAGGGGTGGGGAAAGAGAAAAAGTGGGTTTTGGTGTGTTTTAGGAGATAATTGAATTGCCAAATCTTTACCCATATTTGCTTTGTGGGGAAAGTGGGGAAAGATTTTGAGGCAAAGACTATAAATATAAAGAAGGAAAAACGAATGATAACAAAAAAGTTGGTGTTCGACCATCGAGGAAGAACAAAAGAAAAGAATGAAGGACCGATTGAGTTACGTGTGACCACTAACTCGAAACCATATTATATTAATACAGGCGTGCGCGTGAGGTCTGATCAGTTCAACGGTGAACGGGTGGTGAACCATCGCGATGCAAAGCTGCTGAATGAGCGGCTGAAGGATGTGGTGATAAATATCGAGTTGACCGTGAATGAGTGCATCAAGAAAGGATTGCCGATTGACGTTGCTCAGATTAAGCGACAGGCTTATAATGTGGAGGAGAAGGCGAAGCATAATGAGACGGCTATGATTGATTGGATAGATGAACAGAT